CAGACAGCTGAGATATTCTTTGAGGATGTTCTTATGGCTTGTGTGTTTTATGGTATGCCTATATTGGCAGAGAACAATAAACCAAGACTGTTGTATCACTTTAAGAATAGAGGATACAGGCGTTACTCAATGAACAGGCCAGATAAACCTGCAAGCAAGTTATCGGGTACAGAGAGAGAATTGGGTGGTATACCTAACTCGTCTGAAGCAGTAAAACAAGCGCACGCAGCATCTATAGAAACATACATAGAGAAGCATGTTGGTATTGACACAGAAGGAGTATACAGGTCTCCTGACGAAATGGGGTCAATGATGTTTTCAAAAACATTGAATGACTGGGCCCGTTTTGATATAAACAATAGAACAAAGTTTGATGCATCTATAAGTTCAGGTTTAGCTATTATGGCTATACAAAAACACCTGTATCAAACAGTTAAAAAAGAGTCTAAAATTAGTCTTAACTTTGCAAGATATAATAACAAAGGAAGGTTTAGCGAAATAATCAAATGAGAGAAATAAAGAAAGCTATAAATCCATCTACATTCCCTAGTCAGTTTGTACCCGAATCTCAAAAAAATACAAAAGAGTTTGGGTTAAAGATTGGTCAATCTATTCAACACGAATGGTTTAAGAGGGATGGTGGTAGTTCTAAGTTTTTTAATCAGTGGGATTCATTCCATAAGTTACGTTTATATGCTAGAGCAGAGCAATCTGTATCAAAGTATAAGAATGAGATAGCTGTCGATGGAGACTTATCTTACATGAACTTGGATTGGACACCAGTGCCTATTATACCTAAATTTATAGATATAGTAGTTAATGGAATGTCAGACAGATTGTTTGATATAAAAGCGTATGCTCAAGATTCAATGTCTGCTGAGAAACGTAATCAATACCAAGATTCAATAGAGGCTGATATGGTTTCTAAGGATGTATTGATGAAAATTAGGGACGACTTTGGTGTTGACGCATTCAATACTGATCCTGCAAATTTACCAGAAACAGATGATGAATTAGAGTTGCACATGCAGCTTAATTACAAAGCATCTATAGAGTTAGCAGAAGAAGCTGCTATAAATACAGTTCTTGCTGAGAACAGGTATGAAGACATTAGGAAGAGAGTTCTTTATGACCTTACAACACTTGGTGTTGGTATGGCAAAGCATGAGTTTCTTCCTGGTGAGGGGGTTGTTGCTAAGTATGTAGACCCAGCAAATGTTGTTTACAGTTACACAGAAGACCCTAACTTTAAAGATTGTTATTATTGGGGAGAGGTAAAGACAGTTCCTATTGGAGAGGTTTTAAAGATTGACCCAACAGTAACAACAGAAGAGTTAAAAGAAATAGGAGAGATAAATAAAGATTGGACAAACTCTTACAGAAACAGTCAGTACTATGATACTTCGGTTTTTAGTGGAGATAGTGTAACTTTATTATACTACAATTATAAGACAACAAAGAAATTTGTTTACAAGAAAAAAGGAGAAAAAGTAATATCTAAAGAAGACACCTTTAATCCACCTCAAGAGATGATGGAGGAGAGAGGTTTTGAAAAGATAGAGAAAGTTATTGATGTTTGGTATGAGGGTGTTATGATTATGGGGACCAACATTGTACTTAAGTGGAACATGTCAGAGAATATGGTTAGACCTAAGTCAGCATCACAGAATGCTGTATCTAATTATGTTGCTTGTGCTCCAAGAATGTATAAAGGTTCTATAGAATCTATGCTAAGAAGAATGATTCCTTTTGCTGACCTTATACAAATGACGCACTTAAAATTACAGCAAGTAATACAGAAGGTAGTGCCGGATGGTGTGTTCATAGACGCAGATGGATTAAGTGAAGTAGACCTAGGAAATGGTGCTGCTTATAGCCCTGAAGACGCTTTAAAGCTTTACTTCCAAACAGGATCTGTGATAGGAAGAAGTTTTACTCAAGACGGTGAATTCAATAATGCAAGAATACCTATTCAAGAACTTGCGAAGAGTGGTAGTCAAGGTAAGATTTCAAGTCTTATTGGTAGTTACAACCACTACTTACAAATGTTGAGGGATGTTACGGGACTTAATGAAGCTAGAGATGGATCGATGCCAGACCCTAATTCTTTAGTTGGTCTACAGAAGTTAGCAGCACTAAACAGCAACACAGCTACAAGGCACGTAATGGAAGGTCTTATGGATATATCTAGAGACATAGCAACAGCTTTATCTTGTAGGATATCAGATGCACTAGAGTACTCATCATACAAAGAGGAGTTTGTAATGCAGATTGGTAAGTATAACGTAGGTCTTCTTAATGATATTAAAGACTTACATATACATGATTTTGGTATATTTATAGAACTTGCTCCGGATGAGGAACAGAAACAACAACTGGAACAAAATATTCAGGTAGCACTATCTAAGCAATCTATTGACTTGGATGACGCTATTGACATTAGGGAGATTAGAAGCGTTAAGTTAGCTAATCAGTTACTAAAGGTTAAGAAGAAAAGAAGAGAGAAAGAACGTCAGAAGTATGAGATGCAAAAAATGGCAGCTCAACAACAAGGACAGATTCAAGCTCAACAGTTGGCAGGTCAAATGGCAGCGCAAAAAGTACAACTAGAGGCTGAAGCAGAAATGCAGGTAGCACAAGCTAAAGCAGGTTTTGACATAGAAAGAATGAGAGGAGAGGCTTCGATAAAGTCGGAGTTAATGCAATTGGAATTTGAGTTACAGATGAGCTTAAAGGGAGTTGAAACAGATAACCTTTATAAAAGAGAAGAGTCAAAAGAGAAAGCAAAGGACGACAGAATAAGTAAACAAAACACACAGCAATCAAAGCTTATAGAGCAGCGTAAGAAAGACTTACCTCCTGTAAATTTTGAGTCAAATGAAGACACGTTGGATGGATTTGACTTAGCTGAATTCGATCCTAGATAATTAAATTAAATCAAATATGGAAATTAAAGTAAGAGAAGTCTCAGGACCTGGACAAAAATCAGTGCAGGAGGTTGAGCAACAGTTTGTAGAAGAACAAGAAACTCAAGAAACAGAAGCAAATCAAGAAGAGGTAACTGAAGAGGTAACTGAAGAGGTAACTGAAGAGGGTTTGAAAGAAGATGATGTCCTTTCGTTTATTAAGGATAATTATAAAAAAGACATATCATCAATTGATGACTTGTTTGCTGAGAAGCAACAAGAAGAACTACCGGAAGATGTATCCGCATTCCTTAAGTATAAGAAGGAAACAGGAAGGGATATTAAAGATTTTATGAAGCTACAAGTGGATTATGATCAGGTAGATGACAGTAAATTATTGCAAGATTTTTATTCTTCTACAGAGGAGGATTTAGATTCTGAAGACATATCATACCTAATACAAGAGAAGTTTGGGTACGATGAAGATGTTGATGATGACTCTGAAGTAAAGGCTAAGAAGATCGCAATAAAAAGAGAGCTTGCTAAAGCAAAGAAGTACTTTAACGAATTAAAGGAGACGTACAAAATCCCAGTCGAGTCGGCTAAGGGTTTAGTCAACGATGAAGAGTTAGAAACTTACAATGCTTACAAGGAATATGTATCACAATCGCAAAGTGTTCAAGAGGAGAATCAGAAGAAGACTGAGTTTTTCATGAAGAAGACGGAAGAGGTGTTTAACGATGAATTCAAAGGTTTTGAGTTTAATGTCGGAGAGCAGTCGATTTTGTTTAGCCCTGGAGAAGTTAGTGACGTTAAAAGCGCACAATCTGACGTTAATAATTTCATATCTAAATACATAGATGAGAAAGGATTAATAAAAGACCCTAAGGGATACCATCGTGCATTGTCTGCTGCAATGAACCCTGAGAAGATGGCTAATTTTTTCTATGAGAAAGGAAAGGCCGATAGTGTAGGTGATTTATCTAGACAGTCCAAGAATGTAAACATGGATGTTAGGACAACACCTCAACAAATATCTACTTCAGGATTCAAAGTTAGAGCAGTCGAAAGCGATAGCGGGCGTGGTCTAAAAATTAAAAAACGCTAAAAACTAAAAAAAAATGGCAACAATTACAGGAAACGTGAACATTACACCTTCACAAACAAAAGTGGCTTTACCAGGGTCATACATTACAGATTTCAATTTCTTGAATCAGTATTTACCAGATACTTATGAGAAAGAATTTGAAAGATACGGGAACAGATCAGTTAGTTCTTTCTTACGTTTAGTAGGAGCTGAATTACCATGTTCTTCAGACTTAATCAAGTGGTCTGAGCAAGGAAGATTACATATCAAGTATGAGGATGTAGTAATTGCAGATACTATTGCAGCTGGAGATGGTTCTTTAGAATTATTAATTGCTAGTGCTGCAATTAGAAAAGGGCAAACAGTTATGATTTCTGATGGAACATCAGCTACTGTATCTGCAAAAGGTATTGTAACAAGTGTAAGTGATACAAAAGTATCAGTAGCATTGTTTGATGCAGCAGGTGTACCAGCTTTTACATCTTTAGGTGGAGCTGACAACAGTGGAACAAACGTAGATGTATTTATCTATGGTTCTGAGTTCAAGAAAGGAACAACTGGGATGGAGAAAGCTTTAGAGGCTGATAACGATATCTTTGACAACAACCCAATTATCATTAAAGACAAGTACGAAGTTGCTGGATCTGACATGGCTCAAATTGGATGGATTGAAGTAGAAGGAGATAACGGAGTTGGGTACTTGTGGTACTTAAAGTCTGAGCATGAAACAAGATTACGTTTCGAGGATTACTTAGAAACTGCTATGATTGAGGCTGTACCAGCTAAAGACGTAACAGGGCAGACAAGTGAAGCTTTTGCTTTAGGATACAAAGGATCTGAAGGTCTTTTACATGCTTTAGAAGAAAGAGGAAACATCGCTACAGGAGCTTTAGATGACTTAGCAGAGATTGATAAAGTAGTTGCTCAGTTAGATAAGCAAGGTGCTATCGAAGAGAACGTAATGTTCGTAAACAGAGGTACATCTTTTGAGATTGACAACATGTTAGCTGCTCAGAACAACTTTGGTTCTTCAGGAGCTTCTTTCGGATTGTTTGACAACGAGAAAGATATGGCATTGAACTTAGGATTCTCTGGATTCCGTAGAGGTTATGATTTCTATAAGTCTGACTGGAAATACTTGAACGACGCTACTATGCGTGGAGGTATTGTAGGTGGAGGAATTGATGGTATTATCGTACCAGCAGGTTCTACTACAGTTTATGATGAGGTTATGGGTAAAAACGCTAAGAGACCATTCTTACACGTACGTTACAAAGCTTCTGAAACTGAAGACAGAAAGATGAAGTCTTGGGTAGTTGGTTCTGCTGGAGGTGCTTCAACAAGCGACTTAGACGCTATGCAAGTTCATTTCTTATCAGAAAGAGCTTTATGTACTTTAGGTGCAAACAACTTCTTCTTATTGAAGTAGTATTAAATATTAGGAGGGGCCACCTTAAAGTGGTCCCCTTCTTTTTTATAAATTTAAATTAAAATCAAATGAAAAAACAAGTAGTCCTCAAGGACAAGGTGTATGTACTCAAAAGCAGAAGCACACCATTAAGTTATATGTTAAACTCTAGAAACTCTAGAAGAAAGCCATTACTACACTTCGATGGCAAATCAAACAAAGCATTAAGGTATTCAGTAAATCAAAGGTCTCCATTCCAAGAAGAACAGGATGATAACGCTATATTAGAGCCAATCATCTTTGAGAAAGGAATGTTATTTGTTAGTAAGACAAATCCTGTTTTACAGGAGTTTTTATCTTTACACCCAGGTAACGGATCAGTCTTTACAGAGGTTGATGATGAGAAAGACGCAACAGAGGACGTTGAAGTATTGGATTACCAATTAGATGCTCAATTAGCAGCAAGAGACTTAACATTAGAAATGTTAGAAACAATCGGAAGGGTTGTTATGTCTATGAATGTAGATAAGATGTCTACAGCTGAACTAAAAAGAGATGTAAGGTTGTTTGCTAAGAATAATCCAAACGAGTTCTTAGAGACGCTAAATGACCCAATGTTAAAACTACAAAACCTATCTTCTAAATTATTAGCTGAAGGGATGTTGGTTTTAAAGAATAACGGCAAGGACATATACTTTAACATTGCTGGAAACAAGAAGAAATTACTAAGTATACCATTTGGAGAATCTCCAGTATACACTATCTCTTCATTTTTCCAAACGAACGATGGATTAGAAGTAATGACTATGTTGGAAAATAAGTTAGAAGACTAACTATAAAATAACAATAAACTATGTAACCCATCCTGTTAAAGGGGTGGGTTATTTTTTTTGATTATCTTTGCATAAAATAAAGCAAAATGATAAACAGCGTAAGACAGTCAGTCTTAGCTATAGCAAACAAACATCAGCAAGGGTACATCACACCAGCTGACTTTAATTTGTATGCAAAGCAAGCACAGTTAGATATATTTGAAGACTATTTCTATAGATACAACCAATGGATTGTCAGACAAAACCAAAGAGCATCTGGCTCAGGTTATGCTGATATCCTGAAGAACCTAGAAGAGGTTATAGATAATTTCTCTAAAGAACAAGAGTTAGATGGTGTAAGTAATACCTATACATTACCTAGTGACTACTACCTTATAAATAAACTACTAGTAAAAACAAAACTACTAGCTAGCGGAACAACAACAAGTACAACTGCTGTAACATTAATACAGACAGGAGCAACTTTTGTTTCTGATGGTGTGGTTGTTGGGGATCAGGTTTGTGTTATAGATGACTCAGTTCTTTATGTAGCTAACATTACAGTTATATCTGAGGATACCATAAGAACAGACAGCACGCATGTATGGAATAATAACTCATCCAACCTTGTCTTCGCTATATACAAGAGCAATACTTTTAAGGAGTCTGAGAGACTATCTCATACGAAGGCTACAATGTTGAATGCATCAAACATCACAGCACCAAATATTACTTTCCCTGCATATACGCAAAGCGGAAGCACTGTGAACGTATTCCCTGTTACCTTAACAAACGTTGGTCAAATAAAAGCACAGTACATTAGGAAACCAAAAGACCCTAATTGGACGTATCAAATAGTAGGGGGAAACCCTCTGTATAATGTTAGTGACTCTAATCATCAAGACTTAGAGATACCTTTAACAGATGAGCCGTTAATTATATCTAAGATATTAAAGTATGTTGGTATATCTATAAGGGAAGTGGATGTTTACAAATCTGCTCAAGAATCAGAAATACAGGAAAAACAAAAACAAGGATAAGACATGGCATATTTAACAGGTTATCAGTACTATGAGAACGGAGGAACTGGACAAGAAGACGCTAACTGGGGGTCTTACCAATATACAACATTAGAAGACATTGTAAACAACTTCATGCTGATGTATGTCGGCAACGATAAGTTAGTAAACAATGTAGAGAGGTATAATGTAATATTTCATGCTAAGAGAGCTATACAAGAGCTTAATTACGATGCAATGAAGGAAACTAAAATCGTAGAACTAACAGTTTGCGACAACTTAAGAATAGTTCTTCCTTCAGATTTCGTGAATTGGGTTAGAATATCTTTATACAAGGATGGGACATTAATGCCTTTGACAGAAAACATTCAGACAAACTATGCTAAGAGTTATTTACAGGATAATGACTGTAGGGTTCTTTTTGATGAAGAGGGGGATATACTTACCGGTACATCTTTACTAGACTCTGATAGGTTGGATGGAATGTCTAAGACACCTTATGTGGGGTCAGGAAGAATGAACGGTAACTTAGGATATAATATCGATGGTAAATGGGTTTTTGATTACTCTATAGGAGCTAGATTTGGTTTAAACACAGAGACCGCTAACGTAAACCCTACATTTAAGATAGACAAGAAATCAGGTGTTGTAAATTTTGACTCACAAATGGCAGACCAAACAGTTGTTATTGAGTACGTTTCGGATGGAATGGAATCAGGTAGCGATGTAAGTGTGAGTGTGAACAAGATGTTTGAGGAATATATATATGCATACATTAAGTACGCAATACTATCATCTAAGTTTAACGTACAAGACTACGTTATTAGAAGGGCTCAGAAAGCGAAGTCGGCACTACTAAGGAATGCTAGAATAAGAATAAGCAATATACACCCAGGAAGATTACTCATGAACTTGAGAAGTCAAAACAAATGGTTAAAGTAATATGGATATAAATAAGATTTTTATTGGCGGCAAGATGAACAAAAGTCTTGACGAAAGATTTATACCTAAAGGAGAGTACCTGCATGCAGAGAACATAAGAATAAATTCTGATGAGACAGGTGAAGCAGGTATCATAACTACAGCTTTGGGTAAGAACGAGATTTCTGACTTTGGTTTTGGTATTTTCAATAAGTGTATTGGTGCTTTTGCCGATGAGCAAAGAGACACCATTTACTGGTTTGTTACTACAACTTCAGGGACAAAGACAGACTATATAGTCTCATACAACACAAGGACAGGGTCTCAAAGAACACACTTGAGAACTTTAAATGTATTAAATTTTGATGAGTCTTATCCTATAAATGATATTACTCTAATTGATGACTTACTCTTCTTTACAGACAACTACAACCAACCTAGAAGGATAAACGTAAACAAAACATACGAGTTAAGCACAGGTGTGGATAACATAACTGAGGATGATATATCCGTTATCGTGAAGCCACCAATAGAGTCTCCACAAATAGAGTTGATAAAAACAACAAAGAAAGACAACTACATAGAGGATAAGTTTATAAGGTTTGCTTACAGGTATAAGTATGAGAATGGAGAGTATTCAGCTCTTTCTGAGTTCTCTGACTTAGCTTTTGATCCAAGAGGTTTTCAGGTTGACTACAGAAACTACAACATGAAAGGTATGCAGAACGAATATAATTCTGTGAACCTAACAATAAACACAGGCTCTAAAAGAGTTGTGGGTGTGGATGTTTGTTTTAAGTTGTCTAACTCTAACGTAGTTAATGTTGTAGACAAATACACTAAAGAGGATGAGGGATGGACAGACAATGATGAGGTAACCCTAGTTTTTAACAATCAAAAAATATATACAACTTTACCAGAGAGTGAGTTACTAAGACTGTATGACAATGTTCCTAAAAAAGCAAAGTCTCAAACAAGCATAGGGAATAGAATAATGTACGGTAACTATGTTGATGGTCATGACGTAGGTGTCAAAATAGACTATACAGCAGAACTTAATAGTGAGGATATAGGTTTACAAGTACCTGAGAAAAGTAATGGTAATGGAGATTCCTACACTTTAGATACAGCCACTACGATTGATAACTGTACTTTAGTTATAGATTTTGATGGTATTGAAATGAAGAAGGACGGTGCTATCAGTATATCTGTAGGTATAGATCACTCTGCTTTTGGTGGAAGCTCTTCCTATTCAGGAGGTCCAGAGAATACTTTTAGGGGTAACTTTGATTTTGTGTTTCAAAGAAACTATTACTCTGCTCAAGAACTAGCTGAAGATACTCAGTTTCTAAGTAAGATAAATTCATCACTACCTATAAGCCAAGCTAGTGAAGGTAATAGTCTAAAAGACTTATTCTATAGTGCTGTCACTCCAAAAAGCGGATGGGAACTAATTGGGGCTGGTGTAGCAACGGATGATGAGAACTTCTTAGTATCTTATTCAGGAAATAGTTTGACTATACAAATTCCTTCATTAAAGTTTAGGGAGATTGCAAACCCAACTGTGTATGCTTACGAGTATTTACTTTACAGCACCTCTGATGTTGACGTGTACAAGGTTTCTAAATTAAAGAGCTTACATAGTAACAGAGACTATGAATTAGGTATTGTTTACCTAGATGAATATAATAGAGCAAGTACTGTATTGACATCTAAAGACAACACAATAAACGTGCCTGCTGATTCAAGTACCTCGTTAAACAGTATAAGAACAACGATAACAAATAAAGCTCCATCATGGGCTAAGAGATATAGGTTTGCTTTAAAGACAAATAAAGGACCTTATGATACAATATACAGTAACTTATTTTTTTATGACTCTAGTCAAAGTTCTTGGTGGTG